TGTCTTTATTTTTATAGATTTTTTATAATAATCAGCTATATTATTTTTGACTTTAGTTTCTTGGTCGTCCCATAAGGCAATAAGATGAGTTTTCATTTTCTGTTCTAAAACATCGGTTTTAGCAACCATGCTCCGCCAAAATCCTTCTTTCATTTCATCTTTTTTGTCTTTTTTTTTTATATCGGTTTGTAATTTCATTAAATTAGCGACCATTTTATAAACCATCGGTCGTATTCCATCTTTAATTTGTTCTTCACGTATCGTTTTTAATCGTTTAGGTGGTATCGGTAAATTAAATTTATATTTATTTATTTTTCCTTTAGCCTTCAAAAATATAGGTTCGGGTGATTTTCCCAGCTTGAATATTCGCTGAAGTGTGTTAGGCTCTACCCTATTTTCACCTATCGGTTGAAGGCTAAAAGGTAAATAAATTATATCCCCACCATCAATAGGCTCTAAATTCTCTTTTTCTCTCACTTCATTAATAGACATCCAACCATTTTTTAAGGCGTTTTCATATAATTTTAATTTTAATTCTGGGTCTTCTGAAACGGGGTCATCAAAATCAAAAAACAAATCTTCATTTTCCCAATTTCTTAAATAAAACTCATTAAGGTAGGCAATTAAAGACACCATTCTGGGTTTTAAGACCGTTTTGGCAAAACGATTATCTGTCGCTTCCTGATTAGCCCTATTTACATCTTCCACTATTCCTATATTCGCTTTTGAAACATGAAACATCGCTAATATTTCATCTCTTAAAAACTTTTTACCCTCAAGGAATTCTAAATCACGAATATTTCCACCGATAGGTTTTGGTTCTAATCCACCACCAAGAAAAGCGACCTTATGAGAGTTTAACCTCCCTTGAAATTTACTACGCCACATTTCATAAAATCTTTCTATCTCTTCACGCCCCAGTTTTTGGTCTGTAGTAAAAAATAAAGACGGTAAAGCAGAGTTATAAAAAAATGTTCTATTAAAATCGTCCGAAAAAGTATCAATATCAATAACCGACGCTCCTGCCTTAACCACACCAAGTCCACGATAAGGATTAATAGGATTAGAATATTTGAAAAAAATTAAATCTTCTTTAGGGATTTTTATTTCATTTATTCCTGTCCCATCAGCCGTTAACGCCCCACCTACTCTATAAATATAATAATCAATAAAATCTTTAGATGGTTTTACTGAAATCCAATCGGGTCTTAAAACCCAAATTTCGTTTGGTTTTTTGGTTATATTATCTCTTAATAATAACCACGCCGCTTCACCCGTCAGTTCAAGATATGTTTGTGTTATTTCAAATAATATTGTTTTCGTAGTAAATTCATTAACATTATAAAGAAGTGATAATGCCTCATGTTCGGTTACTTCCTCTATTTCTAATTTATTACGAATATATTTTTTTTTATAAAGACGAAGATTAACATTTGATAATTCCCTCGCTATTTTTGTAACAGCAGAATAAATCCAAGTAGAATAAGCGTTAAGAAATTCACTCGCCTTCTTTTCAGGGGGAACAGGAAAATTTAATAATCCGCCAAATAATCCAGGCGGTTTATCTTTTATTTTATCCGCCATAAGTTATTAATAATATAACCCAGTATTTTTTTATTGTCAAGTAGATAATATCTTTAATCCCAACTTCCGAATAATCGGGAATTGGATAAAATGGTTTTATAGGATAATAAGCTCTGGTTTTATTATTGTGGGACTAAAAAACGCTAATGCGAGGGCGTCAGCCTTATCAGGCGACCTACCTAATATCTTTTTAATATCATCTTTACTTTCAATTTTTATTTTTCTTTCACTTGAATAACCATAAGTAGTCGCCATTAACTCTTGTAATAATTCTTCATTATTAGGAATAGAAGTAATTGACACCCCACTTTGAGGTATAAATTGTTCTCTTAAATTATCAAACATTTCCGCCCTTAAATTAAAATATTTTTTCTTACCTTCTTCGGTGGTTGGAGCTTCACCGACATTAATAGGCGTTATATCATACTTTTCTAATTCTGCCAATCTATCATAAACACCAGCCCCCAAGCCTACAACGTCTAAATTAAGAGGACATTTGTCTTCATCTAATAAACCCCTTACCCAACCGACCACTTTCATCGTATCAGCGTGTTCTAATGTTTCAATTCTTTTAACAATATTGCCTTCTCTCATTATATAAACACTTTTATCCCTACCAAATCTCGCAATATCTAATCCTGCTCGTTTTTCACCGCCTATCGCCTTATTATTATTAATCGCCATTTGTAAATAATTATAATTAAAAAGACTATTTTCAGCCCCCACAGGTGGAAATTCACACTCATAAAAAATAATATAATCAAGAGGCGTGGTATATTTTTTTGCTTCATCTAAAAAATGTTGGGTTAGCCTACCCTCTGCCATTGCTTGTCCTTTCTTTATAATTAATTTCTCATAAAATTGGTCATTAAAAGCGTGGTAAAAATGATTATTTCTATCAAAAGGATTACCCAATTGAACCAATTTACCCACATCTTTTTTGTCTAATATCTGACCACCAACCATACGGATTATTTTAGAGAACATTAAATCAGGTATTAAACCACTTTCATCTACAATAATAATTGAGGCGCCAAAACCCATAAGATTTTTAGCCTCTTTCTTTACTGTTTCAGCGTCAGCGGTTAATATAAATATCTCACTATCGGTCTTAAAAGTAATCCTGTCCTTACTTCGCTCTCTTTTTAATCTTTCTAATGAGGTATCTATATCTAACATTGAGGTTAAATAAGGATGGTCAAAAAGATGTCCTATTACATAATTCATTATTATTGCGGTCTGTTTAATTGATGGGGCGACTAATAAAACTTTTTCTTTTCTTTCACAGACGATTGAAACTAAAGCCATTGAACAAACGTCAGATTTACCATATTGAGTAACCGCCCTAATAATGCCACGAAGAATAGAGGGTTTATAAACAATTCTAAAAATATCTGATTGACCTTGAGTAAGCGCATAGGGATTACCCCAATTATCAACGAACCAAGTTTTTACTATATCTTGATATAAATTCATTTTTCATTATGGGCTTCCTTAATTGCTGACATAATTCTCTTAAATTCCTTTTCTGCGTCTATCATTTCTACTTTTTTATGTTCGGCAAATTCTTCAGGATAAACTCTCTCTAAATACCAAGCAGCTGCCTGCCAAGTCTTTTCAGCAGCTACCATTATTTTATTTACTAAATATAATTTACGTTTAGCTTTCGCCTTTTTTATAGTGTCCGTAAAGTCCGCTTTTTGTTCAGGAGAAAGAGGATTTTTAGAGTCATCGGATTGCCATAAATAAAAAGTGGTTTTACCTAATCCGATTAATTCACAAGCGTCTCTATCAGAAACACCATTCTCTATATATTTAGCAATACCATTTTTTAATTCGTCTGTATAGATAGTCAACATATTATTTACTGTTCACCCCCTTTAATTCTAATATAAGTTCCTTATATTCCTTTACTGATAATCTAACGTCCCACTTTTCTTTAACCTCTTTTAATCTTAATAATCGTTCTTTTTCTCTTTCTTCACCAGACATAAATCGTTCAATATCTTTAGGATTATAGGCAACGGGCATACCCCAAGCCCAAGATTGAATTGTTTTATTATTACTTTTATATTTTAATCTTCCGTTAAGGTCAAGAGTATCTGGTGAAGTGTCAGGCATAATTACAAAATCGTATTTGACCACCTCTTCATTTATTAAATTAAAACGATATTTTATAAATTTATAATCTAATTTTGTTTGAGGAAGCGCCATTGTAGGTTCAGATATTATTGTTAAAGATAATCCCATTGAGGCAAGAAAATCAAAAGTCCTCTCTACATAAATTAAATTAGAACTATAGCCAAACCATACACAGGTTTTTGCTTTTTCTTTATGTTCGGGATGAATTATTTTAACCTCATCTAAATTAACTCTATCAGGAATTATAATAATGGGTTTATTTTTAACAAATTTTTTTATATATTCGGCTAGGGTTTCTGTGGCGCATACCACAGCGTTACAATAAGATATTGTCTCAAAAACAGGTTTTGGCTCTAACCAATCAGGGTCACAAATATCAAATATTTTAATTCCCTGAAAATCTTGTAACATTTTTTTATAGTATGCCTTTTGAAAAATAAGGACATCATACTTTCTACCTATATGATATTCCTCCGCTTCTTTCCAGTAGGGTAAAAGCCACCTAGCTCTAATCCTAGAAGAACCAACAGAATTAAATTCCCTATTCTCTACCTTTTCCATAGTTATGATACCTATAGTTTTCATATTAATTAAATTTTTTTCTTTCATTATTTATAATTATATTCTCCTCGGTTTTTATTAACTCATCTATCCCTCTTAATGTTCTTGCCAATCCTTTTTCT